AGGTTGTGCTGTAAGATCGATTAGCACCCGATTACGTTCGTAATCATCACGTACCCGATGTTCAACCCCATCGTGATCAGCCCAACGCTGTAGCATCATATTATTCCAATTGAATCCTTGCTTGTTGCGATCAGCATATGCCTCAATTAAGCCTACCTTATTCTTGCTACCTTTAGTACGTACACCGGGGTATGCAGAGAACACGTTGTCAGTTGCATCGCCCCGCATGCACTTTTCAAAAAGCACAAATTTGGGATCACCTAGTAGCTTAGGTTCTTTTGTTTTCTTGTCTACAATTAATCGGCCCTTATCATCGTGGTAACCCTCAAGCGTGATATGCTGGTTAGAGATACCATTATACTGAGTGACCTTATCAGTAATTAATTGCACATAGTCAGTATCACTGCTAATGATACAATGCTCATCATTGGGATGCAGTGCAACAAAACGTGCAATCATATCGTCAGCTTCACCGTTAGCGTGCCGCAACACACTTACGTTAGTTTTTTCTTTTAGAAACGTAGTCAATGCTTCATACGTTTCCCAAAACATCTTATCTTCTTCTTGTTCGGCTTCAGTTAGCGCGGCTCGCTTGACTGCGCGATTTGCTTTGTAAGGAGTATAATACCCTTTTCGCCAAGATTTCCCCTCAAGACAAAAGACAACATGGTCAATGCCAAACCGTCTTACCGCTTGATTTACGGAAGAAAATGTAAGATGCAGTGCCATTCCAATCTTTTCCCAAGTGTCATTATTTCGGGAAGCAATGTGCCTTGCTCGAAAGAAGGTATTAGCAGTATCAATAAGTGCGTATTTCATAATATGAGTATATAATAGTTTTTAAGCGAAGTCAAGTCCATTATTTAATTTTTTCTAAATACTTGTTTGGAAAGTTTTTTATACCTTCCATAACAGTCTTAACATTGTATCTGGTTAAAGGCAAGAATTTCTTCTTTAATCGCATGATTTCAAGAGGGTGAGATTTAATTCGCTTCTCAACTAAATTAGCAATATATTCAGTTGTAATTTCACTAAATTTTGGGTCAATATACTCACTTGGAGAACCGCGGGGGTTCTCTAAATAAACATACAATTCTCTATCCAAATAACTTTCACAGTTATTAATGTGCATATCGTATCCGTCGATGGATACATAGTAATGATCAATTACAGGATTTGTATTACCCTTATCATGACTGATCATACGACCAGTCATTGTTTTGGATACACCATACTTTTTCTTATTATGAATAGTGCCTATGTAAAGACCTTTACTCATTTGAAAATCCGTTTGGTCGCAGGTTCCAAAAAGTCTGTCATAGACTTGCCATCCTCAACGTAGCGAGTCAACAGATTACGAGGTACATACTTAAAGGATCCATTTGCAAGCTTGTAAAGTTGCAATAACAGTACGAGTGAAGCATCCCGCGGCACACCTACAGATTCTTCATCACGCACAGCGGTGTACCACTTTGGATATACCTGTTGTGTAAGATTCTTAAACTCAGCCCAACCTCCTGCAACAGTTTTAACAACTGCATTAATATCTCGCATAAAATCCTTGAATTCCTTAGATTTAAAATCGCATCCTTCTTTATCCAAACGCATACGCAAATCTTTAAGCGGCAGGATCTCCATAGCATCAACTGGCTCTTGCTCCCAATACTTCTTGTGATTTTCTGCAAAAAATAAAGCATCACCAACATCAATCTTAAAAAGCAAGTGAGCATCAACTAGTGCTCCGGGAGCAAATCGGCATTCACTGTCAGGATGCACAGGATATACATGAAACTTTTCAAGTGCAGTCTGAATATTATTACGAATTTCATATTTCTCCTGAGTGCTAGAATCAACGCGCTTGCCTAAAACGTGAATCTTGTGAATATCAAACTTAGTGATAGGAAGCTTGTCCTCACCATTGATGCCCAAAAAGTGTTCACGCGCAAACGAAAAATCATCCGTCTCAACAATTTGACAATTGATTGGGGTATCCAACCAATCATTTTTGTTTAGATCAGGCACCATGCCCAGTCGAGTCATAATAATGATGGCTAGTACGGTGTGCTGACCGTCAGTAATATAATACTCTTCCCGATCAGGGCGTTTAACTACATTTACGGTAGCAGGTCTACGGCTATCCCAAGTAGTAATAATACGAATTAAATGATTCCAATCTACTGTGCGCTGGAAAGCTAAAGCCGAGAGCAGTACCCGCGCCGAAAGCTGCTTTAGGATAGGAATTTGACTATAGCGACAGGGCTTGTGACACTGTTCTTTTTTATATTCTGCGGAATCAAGAATTGACTTTAGCTTTTCAAGATAGGAAGAATTGAAAAAATCGGTTGCTAAACTTTCAATGCTGCGGGCGTCAATTTCACCTTTCTTTTTGTCCATCTCATTGAGAGGACGATCTTTATTTTTAACAACGTCTGTATTGGGCACCCAATCAAACTTAAACAGATTTGTAGTATTCACGTTTTCTCCTTTAGTTGAATCTACTGTGATAGTAATATTATTACTACCACACTCTAATAGTATCAGATTATTATGCTGTAATCAATAAAATAGGTAATTAACTTATCTCCGAGCGCCCATTTCCAATATCTCTACTTCTAATTACCCGCATGTCAGTAGTCATATCGCGGTTAGTTGGGTCTGCTTGATCTTGCTCATAGACTTCTAGCGCAACATTTCTACATACAACTGTCCACCATCGGTCTACTACATCTTTGTCAGTATCTTCTGATTTCATCTTATAACCAGCACGAATTAAGTTTAACACAAATTTTTCATTGTAATCTAATTCGAAGGCGCCCGCATTAATATTGTTTGGATCTACCTCTATCTTAGTGATAGCAATATAGGGTTCATTATTCTTAGTAGCTAATTCTTTATCAGACAATTTTGGTTCAACTGGCTTTTCTTTTTTAACCTTAGTCTTTTTAGGTTTAGGTTCTTCTTGAATCGGCAGCGGTTCGGATTTTTTAAATAAGTTCTTTAGTTTGTTTAGCATTCTTGTATTCCTCATATAGTTTAAAGCTAGCAAGGTTCTTTTTTTTGCTTTCACACATTATATCAAACTGTTCATTAAATTGCAATGCCCATTTGTTGACTGCACTATTCCAGTAGTAGTCACTATGTGCGCGTAGCTTTTGCTTGTTGTGCCCACTATTTAGCAAGGTAGTCAATTCAGGCATTTTATCTATTGGGTGATTAACCAAAACATCTTCTCGGGAAACTGAATAGTGCAGAGTAGGGCGAATGCCGCGCCAACTCTCAATTACTTTTTTAGTTCGATCATCACTTGCTTCAATATATTCACCTGTTTTAATGTAATGATGGTGTATATCTAAAACCGATGGGCAAAGATCGGCAAGTTCTAAACTTGCATCGATACCCCATGTCATTTCATCATTTTCAATAGTGATGCAATTTCTTGCTTCGGTGCTAAGTCTATTGTATACTGCACGAATGCCGGCAGGGCCTTTGCGTCCTGCAATATGTACGTTGATCTTCATATCCTGAAACTCACGACCATAGCCCATCATACGGGCCATATCCGCATGATATTCAAATTCTTTAATACTGTTTTCAACTATGTTATCATCAGTACTAGCTAGTACGGTAAACTGCCCCGGATGAAATGATAAGCGAACATCGTTGTCTCTGGCAATCTCTCCAATTGGCGTAAATAGTTGTTCCATTCTATTTACAACATCGGTCAACTTATAAAAGTATTCCCAATCTTTATGAGTATAACCAGTCATCATATCACTAGTCAATCTGACCATTCTAAGTGAGGGATCAAGACTAGCAACTCGCTCAACTAAGTTATACGTATTGGTAATGTTCTTTTCCATTACTTCCCATAACTTTTGTTCAGCCTGCGCTTTAGACTTTTTCTTAAGCGAGGTTAATGTGGTGCCGCCTGTATTTAAACCGTCTGTAGAGATCAGTCCTTTTTTGGGATGAATCTCCGACCATTTGCATGCAAACCCAATTCTACGAATATTTTGATTGAACATATAAGCCAGTTTGATAAATAGAAGATATACTATAGCATGATTTATGCCTATAGTCAACAAATGTTGGAAACTTATATGAATTTACGAAAAATATTAGCACTTATTACTGAAAACTCTAAGGAATTGGGTACTTTTGCATCTGGAATGCGAGTACAAACTTTAGGACAGTTTGTAGACGATGCCCATGAGCATATAGATGAAGAATTGGATGAGGCAAGCCCACAATTTTTAGGTGCAACTACTCGCAAACTTGATGATGAAGAGTTAAAAGCATATCTCGACAGAGTTTTAGCTAAGGAAAAAGATAAGTCGGACAAATACAAGTTACCATATGTTCACGGTGGGAATATACCAATTGTTGATGAAAACGGTAAAAAGTATAACTTAGATGCGCTACGCAAAGAGATCACTACCCGCCCAGAAAAGATTCTTAAACAAAACGAAAAGATGCAACACAGTGACGGTAGTTCCACAATCTATTTTAATGTGGGGTTACCCGCACTTAAAGGATTAGCTGTAAATGAACAGAACGGTGATTTTGTTGTAGTAGATACTTGTCCAAAAGCAGGTCAATGTAAGACTTATTGTTATGCTATGAAGGGCGGTTATGTACAATGGAAGGCATCTTCTATGTCACAAACTAGATTGCTCAATTACTTGATGAATGATCCAGATGGTTTTATGACAAAGATGGAAACAGAAATTAAAGCCGCTGAAAAGAAATATGGTAAGAAGAATACCAAAGTTGCTGTTCGTTGGCACGATGCTGGTGATTTCTTTAGCCCGCAATATTTAAGTGCAGCTTATACGTTGGCTCGTAAATTCCCAGATGTAGACTTTTATGCTTACACAAAGATAGCATCGGTCGCACTAGGTGCAAAGCCAGATAACTTTTTGATTAACTTCTCTATGGGGTCACAACCATCAGAAGAAAAACAAATTGATTATAAAGAAGTTAAACACTCTAAAGTTGTACCAAAAGAATTGTTTACTGATTTAGTAATAAGAGAAAAGACTCCTACTGGCAAAACCAATAAGAAAACTGGTAAACCAATAACAACATCAGAAATGAAATACAAAGATGCAGCAAGCATTAAAGCGTTAAAAGACCGTTTAGCAGCAAAGTATAGTATTGATCCTAAATCAATTCTAACTTACGATGAAATGATGCGTAAGCCAGATAAGAAAGGTCTTGACAATAGCGAAAAATATAATGTTATCGTAAAGCCAGGAGAAGGCGATGACAGTGCCAACCGTCACGATGTGTTAGGTACATACCTGCTTTTCCACTAAAATG